TTATAGGCGAAAACTTAATAAATCAACCGATTATTGAAAGCCTACGTTGCCTGAGATTGATATTCTGTATTCATCAGATGTATAAAAAGGATAGACTTGATGATTAAGTTGAGCAGGAAACAAAGCCATTTTTCCCTCCCATTCTTTGTCAGCTGGTATCGTATGTGAAGTTATATTTCCTAATTCATTTGGCATAATAAAAACAAAATGCCCTGCTCTTACTTCGCTTTCCTTCATATGTGGAAATCTAGCTACTTCATCTTTCATTAGATATGGTACTTTATGCCATATTACAAAACTAAATAAACCATCGTGCACATGTATTGGATTAAATTCATGTTTCTTTTGATAATTAACCCAAAGACTTTGAAGTTCTAAATGAAATTGATCTTTCTTATGCATTCCACTTATTCTTGCATAATAGCCAGGATACTTATCAAAATGTGCTTGTATGCATTTATCAATAAGAGGCCAGACAATTGGTTTACCCTCAGGTATTCTATACTCGTTTTGAATATTGCCAGCTAGATCATGATTAGCTTTTACTGTTTGTTTTTTATTTATTATTTCGTCTAATTTTTGAGAAATGTCCTCAGGAACGTTTGTTATAAGATACATTATAGTTGTTGTTTTACCTCCAAAACAGATATTTCAACCATTGCTCGTGACGCTGCATTTGCTTGTAGCTTTAAGGCGTCACCCTCTTGATATACCATTGAGGTTGAAATGGTGTTTGTGTCTGATGCTGAAACGTCTACTTGAAAAATTTGTAAATCGTTAGTTCCATCATTGTGGTCAATGTTAACAGTCACTGCGCTTGATCCATCATAGTTATGTGTATTTATTGTTTTTACAATAAAAGTCGAAACAGGAGTAGGTGGTGTCGCTGCTACATTAGCAGTTGGCACAGTAAAAACTGTGGTTAAATCAGTCGAGGTTAAGTTTGCCACAAATCTTTTAAAAACGTCTGCCATTAATTTAAAAACCAAGTCCTTCTAGTTGACTCTTCCTGTGTATCTTGCGTGTATTGTGTATTTAATTGTTGTACAAGTTCTTCTAGTTGTCTGATTAATTCAGCTTGTTGTTCCCTTTGATACTCTTCTCTAGGATCAGGAAATCTAGTTATTGATAATTTTGCCATTAATTGAATATATAGAAGTTTGTGTTAAATGAAATAATAGTTTTTCTATCCTCAGCTCTCTTTATTTCTGGTGAGCGATGAGGTATAAAAGCAGGAAAACTAATAATATCACCCTCTTCATAATCTTCTTTTACATCTTTAAATTCAGTTTCACAACCTTTTGGACACTCTAAAAAATAAACATTTGAAAAATGACAATGACCATGAGTGTGCCAGTTATGAAAACCAGAGTTAATATATTGTTGAAACCAAAACCCTGTTATTTCATATTTTAAACAATTTAATGACTTGGTAATTTTCTCTAAGTGAGGTCTTACTATATCAAAAAATAAATACGAATATTCCCGATGCATTTCTTTAGGTAAATTATAATCAGTATGTAGAATATTTTGAAAATCATTAATAAACGGATTATTAGGAATTAGATTTATTTTAGATAATAATTCTTGTTTAATTTGATTGTGATTATCAATTTTTGTTTTAAAAAAATAATTCAATTATCTTCGACCATCAGGTTGAATGTCAAAACGTTGTGTTCCTAATCTCCATGCTGTGCCTGTTGTATTTGAAACGACATTTACTGTAAATTCTCTCCCTCTACCACGTAAACTTACAAATTCTGTTGCATCTGTAAAAGTCGTTGTTTTAATTGTGCTTGTGCTTGTATTTGGATAGTTTTTAAATTCTAATTTAAAATTTAAAGTTCCTGCTTGATTTTGCACATCAGGTATAAGTTTTTGAACAAATAACATGTCGTTACCTTCTCCAATTTCTACTGATCCTGACTTAACAAAAGCGGTCATGGCAGCTCCATCTGCATCATTACCTGTTTCGTGTAAAAACATTTGAGTTGCTCCGTCAGTTAAACCTACAATTGTTTCATTGTTAGCCGTGGTCGTAGGTAAATAGTCTGAGGCTACGGGATTTTCGTATACTTCTCTATCAATCCAAGTTGTTCTATCCAAGGTTCCTGTCCACCAAGTTCCCTCTAAGTAATTATAAGCAACAACTGCGTTAATAGTGTCAGATCCTGTTCTTGGGTAAAACCACATTATTTCATTAAACTCGCCATTATGTCCTGCAAAAGCATTTTCAGATCCAGTTATATTAATATTATCAAAAACAAACTGCTCTACAGTGCAAGGTAGCTTTTTTACCGTACCATCAAAAAGAAAGAATGAATCTTGTGACATCCAATAAGCCACGCCATTTAAATCAAGTCCTGCATGTATGCCTATGATACCGCAGTTTTGACCAAGTTGTCTTAGTCCAAAAGTAAAAGGCGGACCAATAAATTGCATTGCGTGTAGTGAAGTATCGGTCCAAACAAGTATTTGACCTCTCGATCTTTCAGCAGCCACGATCCGTGATCCGTCAGCAATACGTAGTGAGCCAGCTGTATTCTCCGCAGTAGGTTGATAAGTTGTAATATCTTCTTGGTCAGAGAATCTTATCAATAGATCATCTTGTGAATCTGTTGTGCCAATTGTTTTTTCAGTTCCCATAAACACTAAGTGTCTATCTGGTGTAGAAACTAAACTTATTCTTGATGCGGTTGGTGCACCTGAGATAGCTGCTGCTCTTGTAGATACACCACTTGATGTGTCCCATTGAAAAGCTCCACCATTTAAAACTGTTGCAATCAAATCCTCACCAAAATTATCTAATGACCATTGTCTAGCTTCTAAAGTTACGTTTGATGTAGTGGAAGGTGTGCCCCATGTGCTTGAACCCCATGTATCTGTGCCCCAACCAAAAGCAGAAGTTGATATCTCAGGACCAATGCTTATTTGATATTTTGCATTACCTGATCCACCACCTCCTGAAGTTGAACCAGAAGCGGCACTATCTGTGGTAACAACATAAGCATTGTTATTAGCTACGGATGTAATTTCAAATTCTTTATTCATATCAAGACCATCTATTGCTGAAAAAGAATCGAAAGTAACAAAGTCGCCTTTTTGCGCTCCATGGGCCGTATCTGTTACGACAACAGAGGTTGTTGCATTTGTAGTAAAGGGATTTGTTAAAGCTTGTGTTTCTCTAATAGGTGTAATGTCATAAGCTAAACCCTCTTCTATAACATAAAGTTTTCTGTCTGTGCCTACAGCATTATATCTTGTGCCATCTAAGGCCACCCAAGCGTGTTGATCACGAGCGACACCTACTAAAGTTGTAGATATAAATTTCTCCCACCCTTTTATTTTTTGTGGTAATCCTTGAAAAAAACGAACATTATCACCGTCAGTCCACTTACCTTCTCCTGTATAGTCAGTGACTTCCTTGTTGATTCCTGGTGCTGGTCTAAAATTAACTAAGGGCATTGCGATAATATACTATATTTATATGGAATTAAAAGCCATTGAAAAAACCGAGGTTATTGTTTCTTCACCTGCATGGTTAAACCAACCAAAATCCTGATAAAAACTATAAAATTTTCTTAGATAAAAGTAAGCCTCTGGATTCCAGTTAGAGTTGTCCAAAATCAAAGTACCCTTATAATTAAGTTTTTGTGTCAAAATTTTAGCTATTGTAAGTCGGCTAATATTCTGAGGATTATTATCTATTAAGACATATTGCACGTCATCAGCAATATTTGGATGTTGTAGATAAAAAGATAAATTTAATTGATGTAGTTCCACATTATGAATATTAGCAGGCAACAAACGTTTTTCTACATGGTGCAACCAATTTATATCATCCTCAAATGATTTAACACGTGCAAATTTTTGACTAAAATAAATTGTTGAATCACCTGAACCAAATTCAAGTAATGTTTTGGTTTTTGTATCTTGCTTTTCTAACCATTCAATAAAAGATAATGTTAGTAAAGGTATTTCGGTGTTCATTTACGTTCTGCAACTAGACATCCAACATGTCCTTTAAAAGCACGATTTCCAAAATGTGTTAAGGGCATTGCCAAATCTGCCCAAATTTCTCCTCCACATTCTTGCCATAAACGAGAAAAATAATAATCTTCAGATAAATATCTTATTTGTGTAGATCCAGTTTTTGTTTTTGTTGCATAGGGCCCTACGGCAAATAAATCAAAACAATTGTCTGATCTGTAAGGGTTGCCATTTACTATTTGATCTGATTCATATTTTCTTTCAGGAAATTTTTTAAACATGGTAGAAAATACATTTCTTTTTACCATCATCATTCCTGTTGCTGCTTCATTAACTTTAAAAAAACCATTCTCCCCTCTTAAATTGTCAGGATCGTCAAAATTAACATTGTAACCTAATGCTTTAGCTTCAATTTCATCTGATTGTGCATTTGGTTTATCTTCTAAAATTTGTTTAATTTTTTCTAAATACAGATGTTTCCTAGGATATATTCCACAAGCAATATCTTTGTCTATACATAATAATCGTTCAATATTCATTGGTGTAAAACCAATATCAGCATCAATAAATAATAGATGTGTAGCCACAAAATCTGTTTGATCCATCATCATAGAAACAATTGTGTTTCGAGCACGAGTAATTAAACTTTCATTACCCATGGTTTGTATTCTTAGATTTACATTATTAGCTAAACTCCAAGATTGTAATTCTAACAATCCATGCATTGTAGATTCAGATAACATACCTCCATACATAGGCATCCCTAAAAATAATTTAAAATTTTTATCTTTGATTTCTTCTGGTTTTATCATTTATTCTCCTGTACTGCGTTTATATTTTCTTCGTTAGTAAAGTTAAAAGCAACCGTAACTCTATCTGTTTCACAATCCTCTACAGCATGATAAAGCCACGAAGGAAATAATAGTAAAGTTCCTTTTTGTTCATTAATTCTTTGATTAATTTGTTGTTCAAAATTCTTGGTTAATCCTTGCACATCTTCTGTTTTTGCAAATATCAAATTACCCTTACCAGGTTTAACTATTAAAACAGCAGAATAATCTGCTACTGAATGAAAGTGCAAATGAGCTTTATCATTTTTTTGATAAAAGTTAATCCATGCTTCATGAGCGTACCAATTATTATACTTCCATTGTTTTGTTTTTCCTATTTCTGGTAAAACATTTTTACTTATGAAGTCAGATAATTCTCTAATAACTTGATACCTTTTAAGTCCGTTCCAACCGGTTGTTTTTGCATCAACATATCTTAATCCTTTTTCCCATTCGTTTTTATCATGTTCTATGTTGTGTAAAATATTATCACAAATACTGTCGTCTATTTTTGTGCTGTATACTTCTGTAGGAAACCAATTAGTTTTTTCTATTTTAAAATCAGTCATTAATTAACGTATCAATATTTTTGAATAAATTTTCACCATCAAAAAACATCGAATCTGGTATTTCGGATTGTAAATTAATATTGTGTTCGTATCCATATTTTTTATAATTAGTTGTTCCCCATAAAACTAAACCTTTTTTCTTGTTAAATTTATTACATGAAAAATGTTGTAAACAAGAATCGATAGATATAAAAAATTTACATTTTTGAGTTAATAGTAAGTATTCTTTATAACTTAAGTAATTAGAGGATATTGTGTTTTGTAAAGGTTTTTGATACTCAGCTCTAACCTCTAAAACTTTTAAATTTTTATAATTAAGATAATTTACTATTTCTTGAGCATTGTTTCTGTTAAGACTTTTATATACTTGTTTATACTCATTATGAGTGTTACTCGACCATTGAAAAAGAACTAAATTATCATCTATATAATTATCAATATTTTTATAATCTTCATCATCTATGTAGTATTCATTCTCAAGACTTGTGGTAGATAAATTAAAAATACTGTGACAATAATCAATCATGTGTTGATCTGTAGTTAAAAATGTTTTGTTTGCGTATGGATACATATCATGAATATTATCAAAGGATTTAAAGAAATCTTTTTTATTTGCTAAACTTGCATAAAACCGTGCATCATAGATTTTAATTACATTTGGATTATTGTTAAAAATATACGGCCAGGAGGTTAAAATGCAAACAGGACTGTTAAGTTTAGTCAAAGCACTAGTTAAGGTGCAGGCATCACCTATTCCTGCGTCAATTACAATAAGTTCTTTTTTCATCTAAAGCTTTTCTTTTGCCAAAACTTATTACGATAATTGTTCCAAAAACTTCTAAAGTGATTAACGTTTGTCTTTCTATAAGTTTGATCATCTATTTTTTTTGTTTCATGTTTCCAAGACTCTCTTTTAAATGGTATTATCAACACCATTGGAGATCCTGCCTCTAATGTATCGTCATTTTTCCAATCAGCAGTCCAATAAAAAGGAAAAAATACAGGATATTGATATGTATCTGTATCGACAATACCATCAATAATTTTGAATGGGGCGTTTCTATTAAAAGGTTGTGTAAAAATACAACTATATCCTGGAGGTGTTTTTACAATCCAAGGGTTTGAAAATTTAAAAACAGCATCAATCGTTCTTCTACTATGCATAAAACCTTTGCCTATTTGTTCATTAACATGTCCCTCAACTCTAAAATAAGATAAGATGTCATGAGGTAGATTTGGATTAAGATTGAAATGTGCCATATTTTTTTCTTGATCGTAGTGAAAGCCTATATCAAAAGAAAAAGGTATAATATATCCGCAAGTTAAGGCATCTAAAACAGGAACACATTTTTTTACGGTGGCTGTTTCAAAATTTAAATTTGTTTGTAATTTTTTGTAAGATTGAGGTATAAATTGTAAAGCAGGTTTTGGTTTCAAAACTAAATCTTCATAAACAGACTCAAAAGTAATTTTTAAAGACATGCCTTTATTGGCCTAATGACTCTCTCTTATCATACTTAAATTCTTTATATTTTCCCTCTTGGTCAACGTAGTGCAAAAACACAGTAATAAAATGATCGTGTTTACAAGTCTCTCGCCAATGTATTTTTTCCATGCCCTTAAAAATTAAAGCATCGTTTGGTTTCATAGAGAATTTATGATCAATCCTACATTTTACAAAAGCATCACCCTCATAGTATTTGTAATCTGAGGAGTCATCTTTTTCGCCTATAAAAATTTCGTAAGGTTGATCTACAGGATCACAGCCTAAACATAGAGCTACAGTATACTCACATGATTCTCTGTCTGTGTGTATTCTTAAATCCGATCCCTTATCATAAATTCTGAAATAAGAATAAGTTGGCCACAGTTTTTTATTTAAATTTTGCTCAATAACTGGTGTGCTTAAATCCATAAGAGTCTCCATAACAGGACACCCATGCACACCTATTAAACTACTTGCTTGAGGATCAACCTTATAATTGTCTGAATTAGAATATTTTATTATGCAAAAACTATTTAAAAAATTTAACAATTGTGTGGGTAAAAAATTCTCTATAAATATTGGTTTCATATAATCCAACCTATTAAGGCATATCGAGTGCCTCTTGTTATTTGATTTACTTGATGAGGAAAAAGAAAATTTGAAGGAAATATTAAAGCATCACCAATATTTTGACCAACTTGATATTTTTCACCTGGTAAATCAAAAACAAATTCACCCCCATCAAAGTCATTATTTAAACAAATTGAAATAGAAATATGTCTTTCTGCACATTTATCTCCAACGTCAACGTGAAATGTATATCCTGCTTTATAGTTATTACTGTCATACTTTAAAATGTCTAATTGAGAAATTTTGGAATAATGAAAATTACCATGTTGTTTTTTATAATGCTCTGCACAAGCTTGTAATTTGTTCTTGACGTAGTTCGATACAATCTTTTCACCAAAAGATTTTGTTTTTAAAATACTTCTAGTTACACAGTTTCTTATTTCTTTATCAACATTACCTACGCCTACTCCAGCATCGTAATAATTATCATCGAAATAATGTATGATCTTTTGACAAATTTTTGACGGAATAAGTTTTTTGATTTCTAAAATATTTTCTTTCATATTTCTTTCACAGGATAACTTAGAAAGTTATGCTGTGAGCAGATAGGTAATCATTTCTAGCTGTATTACCTGCGGTTACTGCCGCAGAGTCATCATCAGTATTTGCATCTGAATGAGCATCATAAGCTGTTTGCCAAGCATCTTGTGCTTCACATCTAATGACAACGTTAGTTGCCCATTGTGGTACAGAGGAGATAGACACATTATCTCTGTTGTCTGTATATTCAATATGTCCTGTATTTGTAGTGGCATTCCATTGCAAAGCATGGATACTTGCATCTACTTCAGTGTGTGATCTCATGTTTAAATGGACAGTATCATCTAAATATACATCTGACTCAGTATTACCTGAACCCTTAGCAGGGCCATCACCGTTCAAAGGACCAGCAGCATCAAAAATAATTGTTATTTTACTATTTACTGTTGTGTTGTTTACTGTTGTTGCCATCTTTTTTTACCTTTTTTCGTTTCTTTACTTTTACCTTATTATTACTTAATTGTCTAATATTTTCATCTTCCAAATCTTCTTTTTTATCTTCAATAGCTTTTTGATGATCTCCTATCTTTCCAAAAAGACTACTAATTGTCTTTATTTCTTTTCTAGTTGTAGGGTTAGCTGCTAAAATATTATTCATTACATTTTGCCCTTTTACCATTTCGTTCCTAAAACTTTCTGTTGCAGCTTTTGTTCCTATCATGTGTTGTGAATTTTCTACTAAAAGTAAAGGTAACCATGCAATAGAACATCCCCATTCCTGCACATCTGCACCTGTTTGTGGATGTTTTCCTTGAAGCATATTGTACCAAATGCATTGATGCTTGATACACTTCTTATTTAGAAGTGGACACTTCCCATCGGGATCAAATATTGGCATTAATCTTTAGCGGCGATAATCACGTTTGCAAATTTTAAATCCATAGCTGGTATTGCAAAACTAGCACCTGGAGCAGAGGCAGAACTTAATGTTCCACTAAATGGGTGCGAGTGCCCTCCACCACCACCAGCATTTGCGGTAGTATCAGAAGGGTTTCTAGTTCCTGAGAAAGAGCTACCTGTTACACCTGACATTGATCCGTTATTTGGTGGGTTAGCTTGGTTTCTAACAGTCATAGTGTGAGAGTGTGATGCAATTTCAGGAGTTGAAAGCGTGTGACTTCCTACTGTGCCTGATACTGAACCTGCGACACTTAAATCTTTTGTTTCTGTTGATCTTGAAGAACCGAATGTTGTTTGAAAGGTATCACTACCACCTGTGCCTCCACCAGTTCCAACAACAACACGCATGGCTGCATTTCCTAGAGCTGCCGCAGTATCTTGTGTCCAACCTGTTGGTGCAGACGCTTGATAAAAAACTTGTTTTGTTCCTGAAGGGAAAGGCTCAACACCTGTTAAGTTAGATCCGTCACCTGTGTAAGTTGTAGCAGATACCGCACCGTTTGATCTTAAAATAATATTTCCAGAGCCACCAGTTAAATCTTGACCAGCAGTTACTGTACCACCGGCATCCAATGTAACAGCACCCTCAAAAGTTGTAGCCCCTAATTTACTAACCGCATTGTACATTTTATAGTTAGCACTACCGTCATTATAAACATGTGAGTATGCTCCCTGTGCTATGACAATACCGTTAGCAGCGTGACCAGTAGCTGCAATAGTTAAAGTTTGTGAACCTGTCGTATTGTTAAAGAATACATATTCACCCTCCACAGCAGGAACAAAAACTGTAATGTCTCCTGTTAATGCACCTGTTAATTCTATAACTTTATTAGCTGCTTCAGAAGCGGGATCTGCATTTGCAGTTGTAAGAGTAATGTTTGATGAGCCAGCAACAGATTTAGCTAAATAACCTGCTCCAAATGCGTCTAAAACATCTAAATTATTATTGGTATTTGTACCCCAGGTATTGGCATTTGCGCCAGTAGCCATTTTTTCTAATTTAAAATTACTTGAATATGTACTTGCCATGTTTTTACCTCTTTAAAATATATCTTTTTTTATACTC